GGCAAGGTGACGCCGCTCACCAACGAGCTCGGCGTCTCGCAGGAGGAGCTGTTCGCCACGATGGCCACGCTTACCGGCGTTACCGGCGGGGCGGCCGAGGTCTCCACGCAGCTCCGGGGTGCGATGCAGGCGCTCATGAACCCGACGAAGGATGCTGCCAAAGCCATCAAGGCGGCTGGCTACGACTCAGCCGAGGCGATGATCGAACAAGAGGGTCTTGCTGGTTCGATGAAGATCCTCTCCGACGCTGCGGACAAGTCCGGGCAGCCGTTGCAGAAGTACATCAGCTCCATCGAGGGCCAGACGCTCGCCCTCGCGCTCGGAGGCCCGCAGGCAGACGTGTACGCCGAGAAGCTCGCGGCGATGGGCGATGCGGCCGGGGCCACCGATGAGGCGTTCGCGGAGCAGGCGGACGGCGTCAACAAACTCGGGTTCGCGCTCGACCAGGCCAAGCAGCTCGGCGTCGTGGCCATGCAGCGGCTCGGCGACGCCATCGGTAAGGCCATCGGCCCGAAGGTCATGGAAGCCATCGAGACTGCGCGCACCTTCTTCGAGAATCTGTTCTCCAAGCTCGACGCGGGGCTGACCCCGCTCCAGGCGCTGCGCTCGGCCATCGGCGAGACGTTCGGGCCGGAGGCGGGCAAGATGTTCGACCGCATCCGGGACGCCATCGAGAGCGTCATCGAGGCCGTCGGCAACGTCGTGTCGTGGGTGCAGGACAACCGGGGCTGGCTCGAGCCGCTGGTCGTCGGGATAGCGGCCATCATCGCGGCCATCAAGGTGTGGCAGATCGTGACGGCGACCTTCACCGCCGTGCAGGCCATCCTCAATGCGGTGCTGGCCGCCAACCCCATCGGGATAGTGATCCTCGCCATCGTCGGCCTGATCGCGGCCATCGTCTACCTGTGGAAGCGAAACGAGAAGTTCCGCGAGATCGTGACCAGGGTATGGGACGCGGTGAAGCGGGCCGTGCTCGCTGTCATCAACTGGTTCAAGACCGCGCCCAAAGAGGCGTTCGAGAAGGTCCGCGAGGCCGCAGTCAAGGCGTTCAACGGCGTGGTGGACTTCCTCAAGAAGTGGGGGCCGTGGGTGCTTGCCGCGCTCGGAGGCCCCATCACGCTCGGCATCGCGCTGTACAAGAAGTTCGGCAGGCAGATAGTCGACGGGCTCAAGGCGGGCATCACCAACGCCTGGCGCTCGCTCATCGACAAATTCAAGGGGCTCGTGAACCTGCTGCCGGCCGCCGTGAAGAAGATACTCGGCATCTCCTCGCCCTCCCGCGTGTTCGCCAAGCTCGGCGAGCAGATCGGCGAAGGGTGGGCCAAGGGTCTTGAGAAGTCCGGGGCCAAGGTCGTCGGCGCGGTGCGCGACACCGTCGCAGACCTCATCAGCGCCGCGGACAACCCCGTGCTCGCCTCGGCGATGCAGTTCTCCCCCGACGTGTCCGCGTCCGGCTCCTGGCGGCCTCAGATGGGCGCTCCAGCCTTCGCGATGGCGGGCGGTGGCGACGTGTCCACGTCCAGCTCTGAAGTCAACCTGAACTTCTACGCGCCTGTGACGCGCTACTCCGATGTGGTGCGCGGCTACCGTGACGCCCAGCGCGCCGCTGCGAGGAGATGACGATGCTGCACACGCTCACCATCGACTTCGGCAACGGGGCTCGCGTCGGCACCGGCACCCCCGTGCGCATCCTGGGCCACGACGGCCTCGTGTCCCTGCCGACCGCCGCCAACGTGGTCGAGCACGCGCTGCTCGACGGCGGATACGTCGCCGCTTCACGCTCGGCCACCCGACGCCTGACCTTCGAGCTGGATTTCGGCCATACGCGCCGCTGGAGCGAGCTGGGGCGCCTGTTCCCGTCCGGGGCGACGTTCCCCATGACCGTGACGCGCGATGGCGTCACGCGCCGTGTGGTGGCCGTGCGTGATGTGCCGCTCGTACCGCTCGGAGGGCAGGGCGTCGCAGACCCCGTCGCGGTGCAGGTATCGCTCGTGTGCCCGAACCCGTACCTGCTGGGCGAGGAGGTCGTGCTGCCGAGCATGGTGACGGTGACGGGCGGCCTGGAGTACCCGGCCCAGTTCGCACCCACGCTCGAGTACGAGGAGATCGACACAAGCGCGACGGTCTGGGAGTTTGATTCGTCCAACCCCGGCGATCACCCGGTAGGATTTGTGTTCGACTACGTGTCCGCGCTGACCGGTTCCCCCTCCATCGAGATCAACGGGGCGGTGATGCAGTTCGGTGAGGTTGCGGCAGGCGAGCGGCTGCGCGTGGACACCGGGCGCAAGACCATCACGCTCGACGGGGCCAACGCGTTCTCGCTCCTCGCCTCGGGCAGGTTCCTCCCGATACCAGCCGGAGACTTCACGCTGCTCATGGACGACGTGATAGGCAGCGCCACGGTGAGCTTCACGCCGGTCTACGAGGGCGTCTAGAGATGGGTGCTCCCGAGATATACCTGCTGAACCGGGACTTCGAGCGCATCGCCGTCCTGACCGAGTACGAGTCGCTCGTGTGGACATCGCGCATCTGGGACCACTCCGAGGCCAGGCTCAAGTGCGCGCCGGGCTCCATCCCGGCGAGCGCGGCGTTCTTCGAGCGGTCGGACACCGACGAGGCGATGTGGATCCGGCGCGTGCACGACGTGAGCGAAGACACGGAGCGCTACACCGAGCTTGCCGCATGGGGCGCGACGCTCATGTTCGACAAGCGCGTCAACTGGTGGACGAAGGAGTGGGCGGGCGTCAACCTCGCGGTCGCGGTAGAGGAGCTGCTCGCCGACGCGCAGATCACGTACGCGGGCCTGGACCGGACCATCGACGGCATGAGCACCACGCTCGTCGACCTGACCGGCACGCCGCACCTCATCTCCAAGCAGGTCTCCTGGGGCCAGGTCGCGGCCATCGTCTACGACATCGTCCGCGCGGCCGGCTTCTCGTTCGGCGTGCGCTACGCGAGCGCGGCCGGCCTTAAGCCGTTCGTGCGCCGGGGTGTCGACCTGTCCGCCTCGGTCGTCTTCTCCACCGCGTTCGATGACGTGAGCGCGGCGGAGGCCGACTTCGACCTGACCGACGCGGCGAACGTGGCCGTGGTGGGCGGGCAGGGCGAGGGACCCGCGCGCATCGTGACCACCGTCACGGTCGACGACGGGGAGGAGCTCGCGGAGCTGTGGGTGGACGCGGACGACCTGGAGCAAGGCGAGCTGACGGCGGGCGAGTATCTCGACCTGCTCGCCCAGCGCGGCGCGGAGAAGCTCGCGGACCTGCCGGTGACCATGTCGGTGGAAGGCGTGGTGACCGAGGACCGCTACACGTACCGCGATGACTTCGACCTGGGCGACACGGTGACGTTCGAGGCGTTCGGGCTGGCCGTGACGGACACGGTATCAGAGGTCACGGAGACCATCGAGGACGGGAAGCGCCGCATCGAGCTCTCGCTCGGCACGACCGCCCCGACGATACGCAAACTGCTGAGATAGGAAGGCGATCACGATGGCCCAGTACTCGTTCCCCTGGACTTCGACGAACAGCGACCGCACCATCACGTCCAACCAGGCCCGCGCCTTGAACAAGAGCATGGTCGGCAACGGCGTGCTCGAGGCGTTCGCGGGCTCCATCACGGGCGACACACTGTCCGTGACGGCGGGCGCGGCCATGATCGAGGGCGCGTACTACAACGTGAACGACGGTGTGAGCGTGAGCCTTGTCGGCCGCTCGTCCGGCGACGTGCTCGTGGCGCGCTACGACCTGACGGCGCGCTCCATCGTGCTCGCGGTCATCACGGGCGCACCGACGCGCTCAGGCGGCGTGTGGGAGCTGCCGCTGGCCACGCTCACGAAGACCGGCGGGGTGTGGGACACGCTCGCCTTCGCCTATGAGTGGGCGCTGCTGCCAGGTGCGGCCCCGGTCGGCTCCTACACCACGGTGGCGGGCGACACGGCCCCCAACGGCTTCCTCGTGGCGAACGGTGCAGCGGTAAGCCGCACGGTCTACGCGCGCCTGTTCGCGGCGATCGGCACGACGTACGGCGCGGGCAACGGGTCGACGACGTTCAACCTGCCCGACGTGCGCGGCCGCGTGCTCGCGGGCTACAGCGCCTCGGACGCCGACTTCAACGCGCCCGGCAAGACCGGCGGCGCGAAGACGCATACGCTCACCACGGCCCAGATACCGTCACACACCCACCTGCTCGACCTGGCGGGCACGGCGAGCTCGGGCAGCGGCACGAACGCGGCACGCGGCAGCGGGACCATCTACCCGAACTATGCGCAGACGGGTGTGGGCTCAGGCGGCGGGCAGGCGCACAACAACCTCCAGCCGTATCTGACCGGGCTCGTATGCATCCGGGCGTGACGCGCCTGGTGACGCGCACGAGACACTTCCCTCGTAGCTGACCGAGGGAGGCGCACCGTGGACGACGACAGCATCATCCTGGATCCCGACCTGCCCGAGGGCCTCGACCCCGACGAGCTCGACGCCGACGAGGGCGACGGGCAGTGAACATCATCAGGCGCGAGGAATGGGGCGCGGTCTATCGCGACGGCGTCGGTACCCGCCAGCTGCCAGCGAGCAGGGCCTTCCTGCATCACTCCTTCACCGGCTCGGCGGGTCCCGGTGCCACGCTGGCCCAGGACGCGGCCTACATGCGCACGCTCGAGCGCATCGGGCAGTCGCGCTTCGGCTACGGCATCTCCTACACCTACGCCGTGACCGAGGCCGGGCGCGTGTTCGAGGGCCATTCCGTCTCGCGTATCGGGACGCACACGGGAGGCTACAACACGACCGGCATCGGCATCGTGCTCATCGGCGACTACTCGGCCAAACCCGCAAACGCCGCCCAGATACGCGCCGTGGTCGGGCTCCTGGCCTGGCTCAAGGCCAGCGGCTTCCTGCGCGACGTGAAGCTCGAAGGCCACCGGGACGTGCGCGCCACCGCGTGCCCCGGACAGGCCGCCTACGACCAGCTCGCCGCCATCAACTCCGCACCGAAGGGGGTACCCACCGTGAGTCTCACGCAATCCATGTACGCCTTCTTCGCCGACACCGCCGCGCGCAAGGACTTCCTCACCAAGGCGGCCAGGCTCGCGGGGGTGCACGGCGACGGGTTCACGTCGCGTGGCAACACCTACATCGCTTACGTCGACACACCGGCCAAGGCCGACATCCTGATGAAGGCCGCGCGCGCCAACGGCATCCTCGCCCGGTCGAGACCTACACCGCGCATCCCGACGCGTCAGGAGATCGTGCAGAGGGCCGCCTCCGGCATCTCCACCAACGCCGCATCCGACGCCGCGCTCGACAACGAGCTGCGCAAGGTGGTCGATGCGTTGTGACCGAGAACGACGCGAGGAGAATCCACGAGCGGCTCGACGAGATCATCTGCGTCATGGGAGAGCAGGCCGTGAGCATCGCCAAGCTCAACACATCGTTCGAGTCCATGCTCACCGCGACCGCCAAAGCCGAGGTGACGCGGAAGCAGACCTGCCCGCACAACGCGGCGATGGCCCGATTGCAGCGCCACGTCGACTCGCTCGAGTCGAACCTCAAGACGCTCAAGTGGCTCGGCGGCGTGGTCACCGTCGCGCTGCTCATCCCCGGCCTGAACTGGTTCGGGCAGCGCCTCTGGCTGCTCATCGTCGGAGGATAGAGAGGAGGCAACCATGTTCGACTGGCTCACGCCTGAAGTGCGCAAGGCCATCTACGGTTTCGTGTCGCTGCTCATCGCGGCCGCGATGGCGTACGG